CTTGGGTTGGCAACCTTTGCACGATAGATTTTGCTATCGAGTTCATCCCAAGACAATGCACCCAACTTGTACGCGATACCACCAACCCACTCGAATACGCCACGTTCTGCCAAAGCAAGTTGGTTGGTGTCGTTACGGTTGTTGATGTAGTTCAGGACTTGAAGCGTTGGGATTTCTGCAACCCAGCCGAGAGCCCACTTTGTTGCACCGGGGTCACGGTTAGGTGACTGAGGGCCAGTAGCCCAAACCCGGTTAAGTTGTACGACGCTAGCCATACTTTACTCCTATGGAATGCTCGCCACTTGTTGATCGGTCAACCGCTTAAACCAAACTCGGAAGTCGCGGATGTTGCCGGTTGTGCCGAAGATGGCTTGTAGATTGCGGGGTGTGAACTGCAAGAACTTAACTGTCTTTACACCATTGAGGTGATAAGAAACTGTGGCCATGTCAATGTAGCTCCAAGGCCAAGTTGCAGGTGTGATGCTGATCACTGTGTTCGCATCCAGCTTCAAGCCCAAGGCTTCAAATGCAGGAGTATTGATTGCAGCAACCTGAGCAGAGCCACCCTTGTCAGTGTAAGCTAGAGTGTTGTTACGAGCGAAGTCTACGGTGAAGCCGCAGCCAACAGTTTGCAACCCACTCACCAACGGGACAGAGATGTCCTCAAGCGGGGGTAGGAACAACTGCCCATACTCAGCATCGAGCCAAGGAGAATCAGAGTCATCCACCAGACGAACAATACGACCACCATTGTGGTAGTTGGCGTACCCGATGCCGAATGCAGCACCGTTAGGCGCACCCAACCCAACAATCTCCGCTTGAGCATTCACCGTAACTTCATCGAAGTCACTCATGGCAAAGCCTTGTGCGTAGCTGATAAGCCCAGTCATTACACCGCCCGTAGTTGGGATAGTACCAACTTGGCTTGCAGTTTCATGGTGAGGGTAGTGTGCGTTGATGTGGGCTGTGGCAGATGTGTTTATGCCTGCCAGAATGCCTGTGATAGTTGGGGCACTGTATCCGCCAACAACTTCAATCGTTTCCCCGTGCTTCACTACATTGGGTACGATGTGGGCATTGTAGTCCGTCACCATTTGGTTGGTGATAGCAAGCCATGCAGATTGAGAGAACGAGATAGCTTCCTCCCAGTGTGCTGCATCTGTGGTTGGCGCACCTGTTGAGGAGTTCTTGGCCAAGTAAACTTTGCCATTAACATCCCACACAATTGAGTTACTCTTGTAAGTAACACCATCATCAATCTGGTGGATACCACTAATAAGACGGTTGAGCATCTTGCTTTGGTGTCTATTGATCAACCAGTTTTCCCACTCTTGTGGTTCTGTCTGAGACAGCCAACCTTCTGCAACCTTGCCCGGACCACCAGTTCCACTAGGGTGATCTGCGTCAGTATCTGGATCGACAACTTGGGCATCAACACTACTAGCCCAAGCAGTTCCATCAGTAGAGATTTGAGTCATACTGCATTCCTGTCAATAGGGCGGATAGTAATGACACCTGTATTGTCTCGAAGGATCAACCCAGTGCACCGGTTTCATGAACGCCATGAACAACCCCAGCGTAGTTCGGTTTGTTTGTGACAGGGATTCATGAATGAAGATGGTCCCTGTGTTTACACCTTCGATAATCTCGGTGTCACATTCATAGCCTACGATAAGGTCGATCCAAGTAAGCACGTCGTCAATACTGCAACGAGAGTCGTTCTTGAGAATCTTGGCGTAGATGGCTTGTCTGTACTCACATCGTTCATGCGGAAGTCGGCAGATGCCCTGTCACCATCAGAGCGGTAAGTACCGCCGATGGTTGGAGTTGCATCATTCCCGATGGATGGATTCACAGACCGAGGTTCATCGTAGAAGCCGAAGTATCCGAGTGCAGCAGCACCAGCAATGATGCGACTCTGGCCAACAATCTCACCGATAACATCCAACTGCTTCCCGAAGGCATCAGCTAAGTATCTTAGATTGATTGTGTCCTGAATAGCTTTCACCAACTCGTCTTGCTGCTTGATGATGCACATCATGTACTTCACCAAGTTAGGCGAGTTACTGTACTGCATCATCAACTTAGCTTCTGCAACCTGTGAAGGTACAGGAAACTGAACTGTCTGCGAAGGTTGGATGTATATGCCCGTAAGGTTAGTCGACAATTACCACCACCCTTGCAACCTCTGTCAAAGCACGTTGCTGTTCAGTGATTGGGATGTCTGCCATTGCATATGCATCAGAACCAGTCCGCATGGTGAGGGAAACGATCTTGGTGTTTGGAGTTGCGTTAGATGCAGCACCGATAACGTCAGACCAATAAAGGCTGTACGCAATCTGTGTAGCATTGATGAACTCTACAACCTTATCTTTCACAAGCAGGTCAGCAGCTACCGAAGCACCCGGTAGCCTCTTGATGTGAACGGTAACATCCACATATACAACTGTAGGACGACTGATGCCGATGTTGTGCGGACGACCTTTCTTGTCGTACACCTGAGTGACGATTGCGCCGTAAGACTGGATGTTGATTGGCTTGTTATCGAAGATTGCCCGAGATACTTCCTCAGCAGTGCCACCCTCAACTACAGTCAAGAAGCTGAATGGGGGAATGCCATCCTTTGTTACGGCAGTGTCGTTCTCCAAGATGTTGATGTACGGAAGTTGTAGAGATTCCACAGCTTCGTAAATCGCATCAAGCGCAGATGTGCCACTTGCAATAGTGGACTTAGAGCGACGTTGGCGAAGTGCTGGGTCTTCCTCACGGACGATGCCAGTAACACCAGCATCCGGGTTAGTTGCACCAGTAAGCCCAGCCGGAATTGGCGTGGACAAATTGTGAACTTCGTTCGCACCGATAGGGATAACACCAAGTGTGGTGCAGTCTGCACTTACAGATGCAGGGAGGATTGCCTCAGCTACAGTAGTGAAGGACAAGCCATCATCTGTAGTTACTGAGTAACCAGAAGGAACAGTAGTCCCCTCAGCACCAGTAAACACAAGCGCAACCCTTGTCGGCTTATCCACAATGCGGACTACACCGTTAAGTTCCACAACCTTATCCAAGCCAACATCGAATGTAGCAGATGGGCTGAAAGCATTGTAGGCAGCTTCCGCCTGCAACCAAGCATTAGCTAAGTTGCCAGCGTAGATACCAATAACCTGCCCATCAGGCAAGCTCGGGTCTGTAGCGAATTGCGCACCAAAAGCAGCAAGGAACGATGCATTAAGGTCCGCAATAATATCGGCTTCTGTCTTTACGACGAAACCATTTTCCGTAACTCCGGCCATTAGTTGTTCCCTACTGATAGATTGGTGCTGGATTCGAACAAGCCCCAGTCAGACAATGCAATGAAGTCAATTGTCAAAACCCTGTTGTCCTTGTTGAGTGAGAGCGTGAGAGACTGAATCTCAAGCACATGATCTGTACCTAAGATGCAGTCCCGTACCATGCCCTCAATGACTGAGAGCTTTTGGCCCTTAATCATAATCTCGGTAAACCAAGGCAAGCCAATCAAAGTGTCAGGGCTCCACTCACCAAGTACGGTAAGCAGTCGGCACTTGACAAGTTGTTTGGTAAGGGCCAGCCCTTCTGTGCGCTCTGCCCCACGTCCGATAACAATATCGTGAGTGGATTCGTCGAGCCTTAAATTGAAACTCATATGCTCTCCTTATGGCAGAGGTGCAGAGGTTGGATTACCCGGAGCAGAGGATGTGTGAGTATGTCCGAACAGAGAGATAACTTTAGCAATTACATCTGTGAAGGACTTGATGATACCTTGGACATCCAACTTCCCGGAGATAGTTACATCCCCAGTGATGTTGACGTTGCCAGTGATGTTCACTGTAGGTGCAACTACATCCACAGTATCTTCTGTGCGCACTTCCATCAACCCACCGGGGATCAATGTAACCCGCTGTGTACGGGCCGTGTTTCTCAGCTCTACACTACCCGGTTGGAATGCCGGGATAGCCTTGGGGATTGAGTTAAACCCAACCAATGCAAAGCTATCATTGACATCGTACTTCCTGTAGAAGTCAGCCTTTGGAAACCCTGATGCGTAAGTACCGATAGACATGCTGTCGCTGTTAAGCCAGTGAGAACAACCTCGCTCAGCAAACATCACAAGGCAGTTGTCACCCTCGGCAATTGGGAATGTAAGTTGATAACCTCCACCTTGCGGGAAGTGGACAGGGACACTAACAAGAATCGGAGACTCCTCTCGGTTGTTCAAGCTCACAAGGTTATCGACGTATCTTTCCCGAGCAACCTGCACAGTTGCAGTTTGGGTTGCCGGGTCGAAGGTTTTAATCTTGCCCGGATATGAGGTTCTAGCTTTGTCCATATCCATTAGACAATGCTCCCAATCTCGTCAACATCAAGAATGTAGGCAGCGATGCTGTTGAAACTTCCGGGATCACTAGATGGCGAGTTCCTGTTAACAACCAGAATTCCGAAGTGAAGTGCAAACTGTTTCAGAATGTTCGTACCTGAACGGAGCGGCACACGTAGTACCTCAACACCCATGTAGGAAATGTCAGTAAGCCAGCAGCGCATATTGTTGTTCCATTGACAGGCTCCAAACTTCAAAGAGCCACCCCCGTATGCCACATAAATGTTGGCAGTCTTACTCAGAGGAATCACTTGCATATCAGCCTCCCAGTAATGAGGATGCGATGTTTACCCCACTTGCCAAGGCTGCCTTTAAGAGCAACTCTGTGTCAGTGGGTGTCATCGCTGTTAAGGCTTTCGCCATGTCTGTGTCAACACCAAGGCCGAGGTAGTCGATCACTTGCAATTGTTCGAATTGCAGCATAAGGGGAAGCACTGTTGCAGTCCGTACATCTTGGTTGATTTGAACACTGCGAATTACACAGTTCTCGTATGTCCCCAAGATAGTAGATACATGCACCAGAGTCCCGTTGCGTACAAGGTCTTGCAGTTGCGTGAATGCGTTTTGCACTGGTGACTCTGTTTGACCTATGTTGTCCAATGCACTTGCAGCACTGCCAAGCAACGATCCAATTACAGGACCTACAGCATTAGACACCATTGCACCAGCAACAGAACCGGCGGTTGTCCAGTTAAAGCCAACCTCCGCAAACTTGTTGTTCACAACCATGCCAGCAATAGCGAACTTGAAGTTCTTCTTGATTACGTGGTCACTGACAATGAAGCCAGAGCTGATGGGGAAAGAAGTAACCTCGTTCTCCATCACATGGTTCTCTGCTACAACACAATCCAGTTGCAGCAGGTTATAGGTTTTCACCTGAGTTTCAGTTGGGGTAGCTTCATCGAACAAACCACCCGGCAGCCAACTCTTGACCTTGCCGGTAATCTTGTCCAGCGTAGATGGCGGAACTGCTTCCACCTCCACACTTGAAGTACTACTGGTCTTCGGCCAAAGAATGATGGATTGGGTAAAAGCCATTATTGGCCTCCGTTCTGTTGAGCTTCCATCGCCATGCCCATGCGGACATAATCTTGGGTTTCTTTAGGGATGGGCTTGTTGTCTCGCATCTGCTCTGCCCTTTTAGGCCCAGCATTATACGAGGCGTATTCCATAGCCCTGTTACCATCCCAACGTTTCATAGCTTCGTCATACAACTTAGCTGCACCTTGAGCGCCTTGATCGAAGTTAGAACGATCATCAACACCAAGAGCTTTGGCAGTGGCTGGCATCATCTGCCAAGGCCCACTTGCACCTGCACTAGATACAGCATTGGATGGTGTTGCATTGCCACGGTTTTCAATTCGCAGTTTGTTGGTCAGTGCCTGAGCCTTCTGGTAGCTGCCTCCAGAGGCTTTAAGGATTGAAGTCCTTTGGGCTGGGCTGATTTGTACGCGGTTGAGCTTCTGAGCTTCGTTGCGTGTCAGGCCATTACCTTCTTGGAATTGAGTATCGAAGATGCCTTGGTTTGCACCACCAGTTAAGTTGTGTGTAGACGGTGTGAACGGAGCTTGCAGGCTTACAGATACTTCCGGAATCATTGATCCCTGAACTCTGCCCTGTACATCGTCATGCCAAGTATCACCACCACTTACTGCTGGACCTTTGCGGTTACCATTGAACACCACACCTAGGATGTTAGTTTGCCAAGCCTGAGTGAAGTTACTACCGAAGTGGTTGACTCCATTCACAAGGTACTTATCCATGATGGTGTGTTGCCACAAGGTTTCCGTTCTGTACAGCAAGCCTTCTGGATCGTTAACTTGGATGATACCAGATACACTTGGACCACCCACTTGGTTTTGAACAGTGACGCCATCACCGTTTACATATGCGACACTGATGAACTCACCAACATCAATTAAGTCTCCACACTTAATGTTAGCATCCAAGTTGTACGGCACAGTGATTACAGCAGGTTGTGCCTGCGGAGTTCCCCGTACACGATTCACTTTCAAGGTGTGTGCCTTAGAAAGTGGACTACCTTTGATGGCGCCCAAGGTAGAGACACTATTCAACTTGGAGATTACTGCTACACCTGCACCAGAGTTCCGAGTGTAGAACCTGAACATGTCACCAAGCTGCGCGAACGCTGCCCGAACATCACCGTTGAAAGTCATGTTGATAACTGGGTCGTTCAAGATTTCATCGGACATGCCTACGAATGTTGGTGCAGCAGTAAACCCGCCCAATGTTGCCAAGTCAGTGAGAACAGTTTTGAGCGTACCCAAACCAGTGTTGTAACCTCGCAGAGGATGCACATCATCCAAGTTGCGTCCCCACTTAGGAACGCACCACAAGGAAGTAATGTGGTGGGGAAGTTGCTTCATGCCATTAGCATTGACAACAATCCCATCCATCAAGATTGCCATGTTCTCGATGTCATCCTCATACCCAACACGTACCAAGATGTCTCGACCATCTTCACCCGAGTCGATCAAAGACCGAACTTCCTGAACACCTAGGTTGTAGATGTCCAGTTTGAGCTTGTCACCAATCCAAGACAAGTTCCCTTGATAAGAGAAGTCTATCCTGTTTTGGTGAGTATCCAGCAAGATGGCTTGTGTCTTGGAGTTCTTTACTGTTACTTCAATTCGTCTAATCCACATGTATGCCCCCTTACTGAATTGCTGTTGAGCGGTATGGTTGAGTTACTTGGGAGGTCTGTTGACCGTTACCTACAACTACAGAAACACCCGTAGTTTGGAGGGTCACGTTAACGTTGACAAGCGCCCCTGTGGCTCCGCCACTTCCTGCCTGCGGCTCCTTGGCTTGGAAGTTTTGGCTTGGCGGTGCTGGCTGGTAGTTGCCGAGGTCGGCTGGCGATGCTGTTGGGAGAGGCAGTTGTGTGAAGCCACTTCCGCTGGTGTCTGGAGCCGCTGAACCTAAAGCACTCGGCTCTGGCATCTTGAACGACGGCATTTCTGGCAACGACATATCGCCGTTAACAAAGTCCGCCACCGAGTTGCCACCTTGAATAGCTTGATCAGCACCAAGGTTAATAAGGTTCCTGCGGTTCACAACCGTAGCTGCTGTACCTGTTGCTGCCAGTACATTACCTGTGGACTCCCTGCCCAGTTCATCGAAGCCCTTAGCTGTGCTTTCAATAATGTCGGCACCTGCTTCTGACATACTGTTGATGCCACCAGTCTGCTGCAACCCAGCCAGACGGCTAATACGTGCAATTGCAGCCGGACTCATACCACGGTTTTCACCGTTAGTTTTGATGGCGCGTGCAAGACCGATTGGATCGTCCTTGTAACGTTCCAGCATTTCAAAGTCCACTACACCTAACGAGCCAGTAACAATACTCGTAGATTGGCTGTAGTCACCAAGCTCTCGTTGCGCACCAAGGTCCGCTTGATTCTGAGAGTTGGAGATAGCTGTGCGCTTGTCCATACCAGATGCAGTTTGGCCAAGTGTCTGTCCAAGCATCTTTCCGGGATCAAGTCCGTAGTCAAGTGCAGGACGGATAAAGTCCTCAGAGATACTGTGAACACCGGCTGCCATTGTCTCAGCTACGCCCACAGCCTCCCACGCCGCCGTGGCGACCGTTAGAGCCTTACCCATAATACCGGCAGGGGGCGCGCCCGAACCGCCAGCAGCCTTATCAGGCTTCGGCTCCGCCGACTTTCTAGCCCGCCCAGCGCCACCATGCCAGTCGCCACCGCCACTACCCGAGCCATCACCTGCACCTACAGGTTCAGACTCTTTCCTCTTTCTACCAGTGGTAGGAGTAGAGGTAGGTTGGGTAACTTCCTTGGGCTTGAACTTGCCAGATGTATCATTGGCAATTACTTCGGCAGCCTTGAGGTTGCCCTCAGCCACAGCGTTAGAAAGTTCTTCCTTGGCAGGTGTAGAGTTTTCATTCATCTGCTTGAAGCTACCAACCTTCGGAGCAGATGGATCAGCACCTTGCAGGAATGGCTCTTTGGCTTCGATCTTTGCTTCGATCTGTTCACGGGTCAGGCCGCGATTAGCTTGCAGTGTATCTTGCGCACGCTGAATCTTGTCCTTGTTCTTCGCTGCCCAGTTGTCATCCTTGTTGAAGGTTGTTACTTGGGTTTGAAGTTCGTTGTTTTCATCGACAACACCCTCGACCAAATCCATCTGATCCAAGTTTGCAATGTGCATCTGCATTTGAACTTGGTCATTGTAAGCATTGGTCATCGGCTTCTTCTTCTCTCCATCCGCTGGAGTGAACTTCCGAGGTGCCTTAATTTCAACACCACGGCGAAGCGCCTTACCATCCTTAGTTGCAATGCCGTCAAGTGAGGCTGCACCGGGGAACTCAGGGTTAGTCATCTGACCAACTTCCATGATGTCGTAACCAGTGTTCCTTTCGTACTGCTGACGAATCAGAGGTTCAAGATCATTCCCTCGTTGAAGGTCAGGCGATACAAAGCCTTGCTTCTTAATGCCAGCAGCAATCTCAGCCTTGTTACGGGCGTAAGTTTCTTGAGCACCATTGCCACCAGTGAACCTTTTGGCATCAGATGCAGTAGCTTCATAGTGACGACCTTGCAGCCATTCCTTAGAACCTTGAGGAGCTTCGGAAATTACATTGCCGGGGTTAGCCAGCTTGTAGTCTTGCAGTGCAGAAGCCAGACGATTAGTTCTGGCAGCAGGGCTATCAACCCGAGCTTCTTCTGTTGCAGAAGTATGGGAGACAGAGCTACCCAAACCATTGCCA